AGAAAAACGAGTTTTTCGCAGCATCCAAAGACTTTGTGGACGCTGACGGCAAGCCGGTAATGTGGGAGTTCAAGCGCATTAATTCCCGCGAAAAAGACGAAATCCAAAACGCGTGTTCTGAAATCAAAGACCGCAGTGGAAAGATGAAAGTTGATTCCGCGAAATTCGGGCGGATGTTTTTGGCGCAAACTGTTGTTTTTCCCGATTTGCGCGACCGTGAACTGGTGGACAGCTACATGAGCGAATACCCGCTTGATGAGCGCACGCCCGACAATCTGATTTGTTTGCTGCTGGACGATCCGGCGGAATATGAAGCCGCGCTGAAATTCAGCATGGAGTTGAGCGGGGTGTTCAAAAAAAACGACGCTGCGGGCGCGTCAGACGGAAAAGACGAAAACATTGAGACGGCAAAAAACTGATTCGGCTCGGTGGGGATGCCGGGCTTGCACATTACGCTATACAAAAGCTGCACTGGCCCATGCGGGAAGTGCTAAAAATCCCAAAGTTAAGTGAAAAAGAAAAAGCCTTCTTGTGGGCGTCAATAATCGTCCGCAATGAAGATGAAAAAGAGCAAAACGATAAACTAAAATCCGCGCGAAAGGGGAGGAGAAGATAATGGCAACAATTAGCAGTACGCTGGCACTTAACGACTTGATGTCGCAGCCATTGCAGAATATTGCATCTTCTCTGAATAGCGTCAACGCTGGGTTTGACCGAATCGAAGGGCAGACCATGAACGCGTCCGGTATTTATGAGGCAAACCGCGCTCTTGAGCAGACCGAACAGGCGCAGGACGAAGTAACGGAAAGCCTTCAAGAAAGCCGGAGCGCGGCGGATGGTCTCTGGGGCAAAATCAAAGGCTTTGTCGCGGCATACGCGGGCTGGGAGTTGGTCAAGCAGACTGTTGCATGGTCTGACGAGATAACCAATATCAAAGCCCGACTTGACGCCGCCAACGATGGCACGCAATCAACTGCTGAATACATGCAGGATATTTACAAAGCGGCGCAGGCGTCGCACGCGCCATTCCAGCAGACGGCTGACCTTGTGGGTAAGCTGCGGAACAATGCGGCTGAAGCGTTCGGCAGTAATGCGGAAGCCATCGCATTTGCCGAACAGCTCAATAAACAGTTTGCCATTGCCGGGGCAAGCCAACAGGGCGCGTCAGACGCCACTTTCCAGCTTATTCAAGCGTTGGGTTCCGGCGTGCTGCGCGGTGAAGAGCTGAACAGCGTGCTGGATCAAGCCCCGAATATCGTGCGCACGATTGCCGATTATATGGGCGTCAGCATGGGCGATGTTCGCAAGCTGGCCAGTGAAGGCAAGATTACCGCCGATGTGGTCAAAAATGCAATTCTGGGGTCTGCCGAACAGACGGACGCGGCTTTTAATAAAATGCCGCTGACCTTTTCGGCAGCGTGGACAATGGCAAAAAACACCTTCCAAACCAACATGCTGAAGCTGCAAGAAATCATTTCCGGCGCGATCAACAGCGAGCAGTTTCAAGGGTTCATGGACGGAATGACCAATATTGTTTCCGCGATTGTATCAATGGTAATCCCGGCAATTCAAGGCATTGCCGCGGCGGTTGGCTGGGTGCGCGAAAACTGGGCTTTCCTTGCGCCGGTTATTTATGGCGTTATCGGGGCCATGATGCTGTATAAAACCGTCATGCTGGCACAGATGGCGATTGAGGGAATCAGCAAGGGTATAAAGATTGCCACCACCGTGGCACAGTACGCATGGGCGGCAGCAACCGGCACGGCAGTTGCTGCAACAACGGCGCAGACGGCTGCACAGTGGGGGCTTAATACCGCAATGCTGGCAAACCCGATAACATGGATCATTATTGCAATTATCGCGCTTATCGCGCTTATTTACCTTGTTGTAGCAGCGTATAACAAATGGACGGGCGAAAGCGTATCTGCAACCGGCATTATAACGGGGGCAGCGTATGCGCTTTTCGCGTACTTGAAAAACACTCTTGCGGCAGTCTGGAACAATTTGCTGTCTCTGGCAGAGTTTTTCTACAACGTGTGGACACACCCGACGTACTCAGTCAAAAAACTGATATACAGTTTGCTTGAAACCTTCAAGGGGCTTTTTATGGGTATCTTGAAAGGAATTGATCCAGTCGCAAACGCTCTGGCAAAGGGTATCTTGTGGGCAGTCAATCAGGGCATCCGGGCAATAAACTGGTTGTCCGAAGCGATGGACGCAATCGGGCTTGGGTGGGGACAGATGGAGCTGATGACTTTCAAGGGCTCCGTCTCTGCTGCTGCTGAAAATAAAATCAACAGCATGATGGCGTCGGTCAATCCGGGCAAAGCTCCCGAAGGTTACAAATCCTTCGACCACCTTAAAATGAACTTTTCGGATATTAAAGAATACGCCAAAGCAGGTTATGCGGCTGGGGCGTCATTTGCTGAAGACCCGATGGGCAAAATCAAAGCGGCTCTGGGGCTTGGCGGTGATCCGGCAATCAACGAGCTGCTGAACGAAGCCAAAAAGGGCAACGATTTGGCAGCGCAGACGGCCAAAAACACCGCGCCGAAGGCTGAAGAGGATTACAAGTATCTGAAAGAGATCATGGCGGGGCGTGCAGTTGACCGCTTGAGCGGTACGGAAATCCGCATCCAGATGAATAATAACAATAATGTCAGCTCCGATATTGACCTTGACAAGATGGTCACGGCGCTGACCAACAAGCTGACTTCGGCAATGGACAGCGCGGCGGAAGGAGTGCATTTGTGATGTTTTCAAGTTATTTGTTCTTAATCGGGCCGGTGTTGCTGCCGGTTACTCCGGCGGCGTTGAATATTGAAATGGGCGGCAACAATCAGACTGTTACGCTTATAAACGACGGCGAAATCAACATCCTGCATGACCCGAAATTGAAAGAGGCGTCTTTCGAAGTTTTGCTGCCGACGGGCAACAGATACCCGTTTGCCACATACAACTTGGGCGGTGCGGAGGCGTCGGCATTCACAATGTATTTTCGCCTGCTTATGGAGCGCAAAATACCGTTTCCGTTCATTGTTGTGAAGATGGCAGCTGGCAGCATGATTCCGCGCGGCTATTCGTACATGAACGCTGTAATTGAAAGTTGCAGCCAGAAAGAGGATGCTTCCGAAGGCCCGGACGTTATTGTCGAATTGCGCCTGAAAGAGTACCGCGAATATGCGACCATCCGCGTGGACGCAAAACCGCAAAAGGACAAAGACGGAAAGCTGGTGTATAAAGCAACAAAACAGCGCGGCAAGACCTTCACGGAAGAGTTAAAAAAGCTGATTAATGAAATCGGCGGCGAAATCGCAGCAATGCCCGGAAAGATTGCCGCAATGCCGGGCGAAATCGCCGGGAAGTTTGGCTTATGATTGAGTTGGCAATATTCAACGGCAGCCGCCGGATGATACCCGTAACGCTGGACGGCATCACGCTGGAACAGACGCGGGAAGGCGCGCCGGCAAAGCTCACTTTCACGGTGGTGAAGGACGAATATTTGAGCTTTTCAGAGGGTGCTGTAGCGCGGCTGACCGTGGACGAAAAAATCGTTTTCGTGGGTTTTATCTTCGAGAAATCGCGCAACAAAGACCAGCATATTTCATGTGTTGCTTATGACCAGCTGCGGTATTTCAAGAATAAAGATACTTGGAAAATTCAGAACAAAAAAGCGTCTGATTTTCTGCGAATTGTCTGCGATCAGTTCCTGCTGCGGGCGGGTGATATTGAAGACACCGGATTTGTTATTGAAAACATGCTTTGCGATAACAAAACGATCTTTGACGCGGTACAAGATACGCTGGATCAGACTTTGATTAACACCGGCAAGCTGTTTATTCTTTACGACGACGCGGGCAAAATCTGCCTGAAGGACGCCGAAAAGATGAAAAGCGATCTTTTGATCTGCAACCAGACGGCGGAAGACTTCGACTATACCAGCAGCATTGAAGAGATGTACAACGCGGTCAAATTGATCCAGAAAAAGAAATCAAAGGGCAAGGGCAAAGACGACGCGCCAGAAGTGGCGCAGGCGTATTATAAAGTTGACGCTGACAGCGTGAACCGATACGGGGCGCTTCAATACTTCGACAATAACTTGAGCGAAGACGCCAACCCGGAAAAGGTGGCGGCGCAAATTCTGGAACTTAATAACCGCGTGCGCCGCAAGTTGTCAATCTCCGGCGCGTTCGGAGATACCAACATCAGGGGCGGCAGTTCCGTTGTTCTGGATCTTGCGCTGGGCGATCAGACCGCGCGCTGGTTCGCGATTGTTGACAGCGTAACGCATACGTTCAACAATGACCATCACACGATGGATTTGCAGCTATCGGGCAAGGAGTTGAGATAATGAGCAGCAATGCACTGGCGCAGGTCATAGCAGGGCTTGCGCATAATGCGGAAGAGGCAACGAAGCCGACAACCTTCGAGTATGGGGAGGTTGTTTCAGAAGAGTACGCGCCGCTGGAAATTCAAATCCATGACAAACTGGTGCTGGATGAGGCTTTTTTGGAGTTGACAAACGCCGTGCGCGATCACTGGGTGGATGTTGAAGTCTACTGGCAGACCATCGACGACAACGACCTTGCAGAGTTTCAGGGCGTGCATGATGGCAATGTGGACACCCACAACAGCAACACGGCGAAATATAACAGCCACAACCACGGTGGCAGCAAGGCAAGCAATCAGTTCGCAGACGTTCAGAAGCGGCACACATCACACCTGCACAACATTGCAGGCCGCAAGCGGATGCGGGTTTACAACGGGCTGCACAAGGGCGAAAAGGTTGTTTTGCTGCGTATGCGCGGCGGGCAAAAGTATCTTGTGCTTGACCGGATCACGCCGCATATTGTCGGCGGAGAGTGGCAGACACACGCCGGAGCGGGGACAGCAACGCAAGAAACAGCGCCGTTTGTTCCGGAGGGCTTGCCCGGATGGAAAGAGGGCGCAAGCAGTGAAAGCAAATGGCCAAACGCGGCAAAACCGGCGAACTTCCAGCCGGGAGCGCCGGGGCCGGAGTAATACGGAGGTTTACAAATGGCACTTTTACCAGTCATAAGCGAAGAGGTTGTAGAAGAGTTCCAGTACGCGCAGGAGCCGGGGCTGACCTACCACATGCGGGTTGACCGTGAAGACGGCACGGCGGGGCAGTTCATCGGGCATATTGACGGCAGGGCAGCCGTGGAGCAAGCCGCCTACAAGATATTGAACACGGAGCGCGGCGAAAATGAAATTTACAAGGGGCAGTACGGCGTTGAAATCGACGACCTTTTTGGTATGCCGATATATTATGTGATTCCGGAGCTTGACCGCCGAATAAGGGACGCTTTGCTGACGGACGACCGCATAACCGGCGTTGCGAACTTTTCTTTTGACCTGCCGCGAAAAGGCGTTATTCACACATCGTTCAAGATCATGACCATTTACGGCGATATAGCAATAAGTCAAGACATCCAAATGGAGGCAGCATAATGGCTAAACTTTACGCAGGAGAAACCGCAGAAACAATTCTGAACCGCATTTTGGCGCGGGTTGCGGACAAATTCGATAAAAGGCTTGGGTCGATTATTTACGACGCCACGGCGCCCGCTTCTATTGAATTTGAGGCGTTGTACAAGGCCCTTGATTATATGCTGGATCAGTCGTTTGCTGACACGGCAGAACGGCCGTATTTGATCCGGCGGGCGGCGGAGCGCGGAATTGAACCGCTTCCGGCAACATTTGCAAAGGTTACGGGCGTTTTTACTCCGGCAGATTTGACCATCCCGCAGGGGGCGCGTTTCAACTGCGGCGAATATGTTTATGCCGTTGCGGAACGGATCGAACCGGGCCGGTATTATCTCAACTGCGAAACCGCCGGAGCTGCGCCGAACGCCCAGACCGGGCGGCTTATTCCGGTACAGACCATCAACGGACTGAAGACCGCCGAACTGGTGGAAATTTCAATCCTTGGTGAAGATGAAGAGGAGACCGAAACTTTCCGCCGGAGGTACTTTGACAGTCTGATGGCGGACGCATACGGCGGGAACGTGGCCGATTACAAGGCTAAAATCCGCAGCTTGCAGGGCGTGGGCGGCGTCAAGGTATATCCGGCATGGAACGGCGGCGGAACCGTGCGCTGCGTGATTATTGACAGCAATTACGGCGTGCCGACTACCACGCTGGTGGACTATGTGCAAGATACGATGGATCCTATTCTGGTAAACGGCGACAATTCGCAAGGGCTGGGGCTGGGTGTTGTGCCGATTGGGCACTACTGCACGATAGAGGGCGCGGCGGCCGCAACCGTCAACATCCGGACAAATATAACCTTCCGCAGCGGGAACGATTACGCCACGACACTGCCGGAGATCGAGGCGGCACTGGATGCCTATTATAAAGAGCTGAACAGCGACTGGGAGAACCGCGACAACGTGATCGTGCGCATTGCCGAAGTTGAAAGCCGCCTGCTGGCAATTCCGGGGGTTATCGACATTGCCGGCACGGAGCTGAACGGGGAAGAGCGCAACATTGCTGTTGATCCTGACAGTATACCGGTGCGCGGCACTTTTGAGCTGAAATAAGGGGGCGCAAATATGGAGCTGCGACGAACTGTAAAGATTGAAAGGTACTGGCCGCGCGTAATCGGTGATATGCGGGATTTCCAGCAAATTGCAAGGGGCGAAAATCCGGAGTTTGCTACGCTCTGGGAGGCGGCGGAGCGGTTTATTCAGGACTGCTTTGTCCACACCGGGACGGTCTGGGCGATTGAGCGATGGGAGCGCATATTCGGGCTGGAAACATACCCGACTGACACGCTGGATCAGCGGCGGGCGCGTATTCTGGCAATGATTGCCCGGAACCTGCCCTATACCATGCGGGCACTGCTGCGGATGCTCAATGCAATGCTGGGCGAGGGCAATTATTCGGCAACGGTGAACCCGGTAACAAGCACGCTGGTGGTGCTGGTCAATGTGCGAATAGCTCACCAGATGGACGATGTACGGCAGATGCTTGACGCCATAGTCCCGGCAAATCTGGCGATTGAGATCGGGAACCTTTATTCAACGCATGACCGGCTGAAAGGCTACACGCACGCGCAACTTGCGGCGTATACACACCAATATATACAAGAACAGTTAGAAGTGTAAGGAGATCAAAACAATGGCAACTACAACCGAAAATTTGGGGCTGACCAAACCGGACGCTGCGGAAGGCTACGACGTCGCTGTATTTAACAATAACGCCGACGCAATAGATCAGTTCGCCGGAGAAATGCGGCAGATGTTGGGCGGCGGGATTGGCGAAAAGCTGGACGCTATAAAGACCGACACCGAAGCGCTGGCGCAGGCTCTGGCAACCGCAAACGCTAACATTGCAACCCTGCTGACGCAACGCGGCAGCGTAAAGCGATTGTATAATGGTTCGTTTACAAGCGACCCCTCCAGCGGCGGGCAGACTATTGTGTCAATTCCTTCAGATATGAATGCCGACAAGTGCATTGTGTTGGCGCCGGGGGGAGTGGCGTGGCACAAGAACGGCAGAAGCATCGTTTTTAATATTAGCTTGGGTGCAAGTGGTTACTATCAGATAATGGAGTTATACTAATCCACCGAGCCGGGGCAACCCGGCTTTTTTGTGCCGAAATTGCCACAAATGGGAACAGCAGTTCTGGTATAATTAAGGCGAGGTGAAACGGCATGAAAATATTTATAAATCCGGGCCACGGCTGGAATGATCCCGGCGCGATTGGCCCGGCAGGAAACAAGGAAAGCGACGTAAACGCGAGAATTGCAGAGGCGGCAGCGGAAAGGCTGAAAGCGGCCGGGCATAAGGTGGTATTGTACCAGCAACAGCGCAAACTGGCGGATGTGGCGGCGAAAGCAAACAAGAGCAAGGCGGATTTATTCGTCTCCATACATTGCAACGCGGCCAGCAATACGGACGCGCGAGGGACGGAAACGTGGTATTATACCGGCTGCCCGCATGGAAGGGCTGCGGCCGTAACGATCCAGCGGGAAGTGGTCAAGGTGCTGCAATCCCGCAACAGAGGCGTGAAATCAAGCAAAAGTCTGTATGTGTTGCGCAAAACGGTGATGCCCGCCGTTCTGGTGGAAGTTGGCTTTTTGAGTAATGCGGCCGAAGAAAAAGAGATCGTCACGAATGCGGCGCAGATAGGGCAGGCAATCGCAGACGGAATTTTAACAAAGTAACCCCGTTTTTGGGGTTATTTTTATTTTTTTTGAAAAAAATCAGAAAAATAACATTTCACGGCTTGCAAATTACAAAAAACGGATTATATTAAATCTCTGTAAACCGGGAACGATCCCGAAATAAACCAAGCCGGAAGCGGCAGAAAGGACAAAAGAAAATGAAAAGCGCAGAAGAAAAAAGAATGGAAATGCAGGGCAAAATCAACGAGCTGCTTATTGAAATCGATCAGTTCTTCAGTGAAGCCCTTAATAATCCACAAACGAGCCGCGAAATCAAAGAGAAAGCCCGCCTGATTAGAATTGAAATTGCTTTGCAAAAGGCGAGAGACTGCGAATAATAAAACACCATCCGGGGAACCCCCCCCACACGTTCACCACCCCGCGCCGGGCGGGTAATCCCGGCAACTTTTCAACCAATAGGAGCAACAAATGGACAGAGAGCAATTTTTGGAACGGCGGAAGCAGGGGATCGGCGGCAGTGATATTGCTGCCATTATTGGGCTTTCACCGTGGAAAACCCCGCGCGACATCTACATGGATAAAAAGGGGCTGGCAGAGCCGGAGCCGGAAACGGATGCAATGTACTGGGGCACCACGTTGGAGGATATTGTAGCGCGGGAATACAGCAAGCGGACGGGACGGAAGATTGAACGCTGCAACGTGCTTTTCCGGCACCCGGAATACCCGTTTTTAATTGGCAACCTTGACCGCGTTGTATATGACGAAAACGGCAAAAAGCCGGTTGTCAAAGGTTGCTTAACTACCAAGCGGATTCTTGAGTGCAAGACTGCCAGCCAGTACGCCGCTGGAGACTGGGGCGAACCGGGAACGGATCAGATACCGGAACATTACAAGGCACAGGTTCAGTGGTACATGGGGATCACGGGCGCGCTGGTTTGCGACGTGGCAGTTTTGATCGGCAACCGCGATTTTCGCATTTACACCGTATACCGGGACGACGCTGTAATCGCCTACCTGTTCGGCGCGGGTGTTGCCTTCTGGAATGAATACATAGAGAAAGACATATTGCCGCCCGCCCGGACGCTGGCCGACATTGAAAGCGTATGCCACGGCACACCGAAGGCGCGGGCCTTTGCCAGCCTTGAGATCACCGACAAAGCGGAACGATACAGAGAGCTTGACGAACAAATCAAGGGCTTGAAAGCAGAGCAAGACGCGCTGAAAGTTGCGATCTGCGATTACATCGGGGATGCGGTGGAACTGGTCGCGCCGGACGCCCGGAAGCTGGCCAGTTGGAGCGCGGCAAAGCTGACCAGCAAGACCGACTGGAAAGCGGTTGCGGATGAATTGAAAGCGCCCGCCGACGTCATCGCAAAACATACCACCGAAACGATGACCGCGCGGCGGTTCACCATATCGGCAAAGTAACAATCAGGCCCGGAGAAATCCGGGCTTTTTTTGCGTTTTTTAAGAAAATCGCGTTTTTCTTCATTTCACGGCTTGCAAAATTGGGAAAACGGATTATATTAATAGCATAAACCAAGCCGGACACGGCAGAAAGGAAAATCGAAAATGGCACACAACGCAAAGGCAGGCGGCGAATGGGGCGCAAACGGGGAATTTTACAAGGGCGGCCAGTTCGTAGCCGACAACCCGAACACTACAAAAGGCGTGGCTGCTAAAAAGGGGCAGCGCAGAATTGAGATCGAGCCTTACAAGTGGATCCTTGCCGAAGCCGATATTTTCCCGATCATGAAAGCCGCCGGAATTGGAACAGTTGCAAGATTCAAGCGCACCAACGGCTGGAGAGATTACAGCGAAATTGAACTGCTGGCAAACGCCGAAGAACTCTGCATGCGTAACCATTGGGATGTTGAGCAAATCAAAAGTTTTATTGCCCAGTACAATGCAGGAGAAAGGATTTACAGAAAATGAAATGCAAAGAGTGCAAATGGTATGTTCCGGATGCGCCGCCGGAAATTGTTACAAAGGTAAAAAATATCGGTGACGGCAGGGGCAAATATGTTGAACGAAAAGTGTATAAACGGTGCAGTCTGCGTCTTAAAAGCAACGGACATATGGGGCAGTGCAGAGGAACACACAAATATTGTTTTGAACCGAAACAACCGGCCAATTAAGGCCACAACCAACAGGAGCAAAAAGCAATGAGCAAAAACGAAATTGAGCGCGTCAGCAATCCGCTGGCGCAATCCGGCAACTTTGCTGCGGCAACGCAGAATAACACCATGGGCGCGGTTGCAAGCGCGGGAGAAATTGCCCGAGTGCAAGCCCAGCTGGTGTATGCGGCCGGGCGTCCGCGCAACGAAGTAAAGGCGGTGGAACGAATGCTGACCGCTTTTCAGCGCAAGAGCCTTGCCGAAATCTCCGTGTATCAGTACGCCCGCGGCGGCGGCGATATTACCGGGCTTTCAATCCGCGCGGCGGAAGCCATGGCGATGGCTTGGGGCAATATGGACTTTGGCTTGCGCGAGCTGGAACAGAAGCAGGGCGAAAGCACCGTTGAAGCGTTCGCGTGGGATCTGGAAACGAATGTGCGCCGGTCGATAACTTTCCGCGTGCCGCATTTCCGCGATACCCGGCAGGGGCGCAAACGGCTGGAAGATAGCCGCGACATTTACGAATTGGTTGCCAATCAGGGCAGCCGCCGCGTGCGGGCCTGTATTCTGGCAGTGATCCCGCGCGATATTCAGGACGCTGTAAGCGAGCAGGTCGAAAAGACCATGAAGGCAACTGTAGAGGTAACGCCGGAGCGCGTCAAAGCAATGCTGGAAGGGTTCGCGCAATACGGCGTGACCAAAGCCATGGTTGAGGCGCGTATCCAGCGGAGCATTGACGCTATCACGCCCGCCCAGATGATTGCCTTGCGCCGGATATTCACCAGCTTGAAGGACGGCATGGGAACGGTTGCTGATTTCTTCGAGGTGGCAGCACCTGCGGCAGATAAAGCGCAAACGCTGGCCGGAAAAGCGGCTGCGGCTGCTGCGGAAGCAAAGGCGGCAGAACCGGCAGAATCAGAACCGGCGGCTGAACCGGTGCAAGATACCCTGATGTAACATCAACACCCGCGCCGGGCGGGTAATCCCGGCAGTATTACGGATGGAAATATCAATCACGGAAGCGGGGCTGATAGTCAAGGCGCTGAATAGCTATATACGGCGGAAGACGCGCGACTACAACCACGATGAACGCGAGGGCGCGACGCCCCAAGAGTTGAAATTCAAACAAGCACGAATTGAAGCAGCAAAAGAGCTGCGGGAAAGGTTAAAAAATGAGCTTTCAGAAATTTATCTGCATGGGTAATCTGACACGGGATCCGGAGCTGCGCTACACGCCCGGCGGCATGGCAGTGTGTGAGTTCACCGTGGCCGTCAACAGCACGCGGAAAGAGGATGGCACTTACTTCGGCGCGGTGTGCGCCTTCGGCAAGGTTGCAGAGGCTTGCCAGCGTTATCTGGGCAAGGGTTCGCCGGTGCTGGTGGAAGGCAAACTGAAAAACGACGAATGGGAAGACCGCCAAACTGGACAGAAACGCAGCAAGACGCGCATTTATGCCGACAGCGTCCAGTTTATCGGGAAAAGCGACAACACGCGCCAGAACGCCCAAAGCGGCGAAAATTCGGGCTATTCTGCGCCCGGAGGTAATCGCGGGCGTTATGGCGCGGACGATAGACCGCCGCCGATGCCGCCAATGCCGCCGGACACGGACGATCCGGGCTGGTAAAAATTTTTTGAAAAATCTTTGTTTTACGGCTTGCATTATTCGTTTTACGGATTATATTAATGCACTGTAAACCAAATAAACCAAGCCGGAGACGGCAGAAAGGACAAAAGAAAATGAAAAACCATTATTTCACCTTCGACGAGGCGAACGGAGCGGCCAACATGCGCAACCATAATAACGGCAAATTTGTCGGCGGCTGGTACGTCAAACGGCACTACCGGATCAGCGGCGGCGAACGCGTCGGGTACTGGTACTCAATCCACAAACGCCGGGCGGTAAAATGAAAACACTTCCGTTTTTCAAATTCGATGCTGAAAGCTGGCTGACCGGCAAGGTGCAATCCCTGCCGGTTGACGAAATCGGCATTTTCATAAATCTGGCGGCCCGGATATGGAAAGAAGGCGGCGCGTTGAAAAACGCCCGTTTCCTGCCGCGACTGCTGGGCGCAACCCGTGAACAGTTCGACGCGGCAATGCAAGACTTTCTGGAGCTGGAAATCATCGAAGAGGTGGACGGCTTTTTGCGGATCAAGTTTCTTGATGATCAGCTGGCGGAACGTCGGGCCTTTATCAGCAAGTGCGCTGAAGGTGGGCGCAAGGGTAAGAAGGCAACCACGGAGCAACCCGCAAGTAACCTTCAAGGTACCTTCAACGATCCGGCAGTAACCCCGGAGCAACCCGCAAGTAATAAGAAAGAAGAAAGAAGAAAGAAGATAGAAGAGAGAGAGAATAACGCGCCCGCGCCCGTGGACTTCGACAAAGTGCTTGGCAAGGGGCTGGCGCAGGGTTTCCGGCGCTGGCTGGGCGTTTGGCAGGAGATGCACGGTAACGGTCAGCCAATGCCGGTATACACGCAGGAGGCGCAAATAGCGCGACTTCTGGGCCTGCCGGAAGATATACGCCACGACGCTGTAAGCCGCGCAATAAGCGGCTGCTGGAAGCAAATACAGGACATCCGGCACGCTTCGCCGGCGGCGGCAGCAGCAGCGGCAACACGAACCCGGCAGACCGGCACGCTGACCGAGGCGCCGGAATACACGAACAACGAAAGAGGAGCAAAACGATGATCGAACTTAAAGACTGCATACCGACAATATCGGAGCTTGTAACGCGCGGAAAAACGAAAGAAAACGAGCCCGCCAGCAGTTCGGCACTTGTTGCCATGGCGGAACACCTGAACGCTTGCGGCTTCACCGAATCAAACCCGGAAGTATTCAATGCCATTTGCGAATATGGCGCGTCAGAGATGGAGGGCAAAAACCGGAAAGGGCTTTTCATCCGCGGAGCTTGCGGGATCGGCAAGAGCTACGGCGTGGCATGTCTGGCCGTGATGTTCAAATGGCCGGTGATCGCTGCAAAGCAGCTGCAAGCGGCGTATTTGTCCGCCAAGAGTGACATTGAGTTTTTCCAGCTGGTTGACGCTCTGGACTTTTTCGGGCGGCCGCAAACAATCGTTATCGACGATGTAGGCACGGAAGATTGCCCGGTCATGAAGTACGGAACCGCGACAAACGTAATCGCGTCCGTGCTGGATCGCCGGTATTATCAAGGTTTTCAGCGCGCGGGCATCCGGACGATTGTAACCTGCAACTTGACGGACGAACAGCTGCGAGAACGGTACGGGCTGCGCATTGATGACCGTATGAACGAAATGTTTGCTTTTGCCACGGTGAAGGGCAGAAGTTTGAGAAAGTGAACACAAAATACAAGGAGACGAATAAATGGACAAAAAAGACGCTTTCCAGAGCATCACGGACGCCGTTGTCAAGGCGTTGCAATCAATCAAACTGAAGCCGGGCGAAACTTGCCCTTGCTGCGGCAGGAAAAAGGGCAGCCGGGTGATGACCGCAAAAATGCTTGAGGCCAACCGGCGCAATGTAAAGCTGGCGCAGGAAGCCAGACGGAAAAAATAACAACCACCAACCGCAGGGGCGCGAAATGAGAAAGAAACTGTACAATACCGCTGATGAAAAAAAGCAAGTTTTTGCTTGGTTGCGGTCGAAGAAAACACAGGCGGAAATGTCCGCAAAGTACGCAATCAGTGCCGCGTCAATCGGGGCAATGCGGCGGAACATTGACGGCGAATTTTCGCCGCTGCTGGTCATGCGTGTATGGCAGGCAATCCGGGAATGGAACCGGGCAAAAAGCGGCAACGCTGACCCGGCACAATTCGACTTGCCCGGTATGCCACCGACGCGCCGCAGCATACTGCTGGAGATGATCCAGAAGGAGCTGGACGCCGCCGGGGATGACAAACTGGAACGGTTCTACAAGGCAATCATAACGGCGTAAGGGGGCAATAATGGCAAACTTGAGAGTAACCCCAGAACTGCACCAGCTGCTGCGGGCAACTGCTGACCATGTGGGTCTTGATGTGTCCGACATCATCCGGCGCACAGCCCGCTGGATAAATAAGGGCCGCGCCGTGGTACGCGATGAAATCGAGAAAATGTACTACGAAAAGCCAACAGAGGTTATCCGCGTCCGGGGCTTTGAATTGCCCGCCGGATATACTCCGGCAGAGTTCCGGCGGCTGCTGGCTTGCCGGTGCTTTGAAGAGTTGCAAAAGCCGAAAGCGGAGCCGCCGAAATTCCCGGAGCGTGAGGGCGTGGACTACATATTGGAGAGTTCAGAAGAATGAGTGAAGCGACAGAAAAGCGGTACCGTGCGGAGGTCAACCCTCGGCAAGGCGGCAAAACAACAATGCTTGCATTGGCCAGCGAGCTGGTCAAGAAACAGAGGGAGATTGAACGGAAAGCAAGGGTTATTAAGCTGCTTGAGGACGACCTCAAAGAGGCACTGGGCGCGATCCAGAAGCATTGTGATAAGTGCTGGGATCTCCGGAAATTAGACCCGGCAGTGTGCCGGGCGTGCGCCTTCTGGGAGTTTAAGGAGGACATGAAAAGGTATGAGATGCTCGAACTGTAACAACGAAGTGCCGGAAAAGGACATATACCGCCGGACGGAAGAGCTTTATTGCCAGCACTGCAAGAAGTGGCGGTTCTATGGCAAACTGACCGCCAGATACCCAGCAGCCGGTGGCGGCACAATGAAGCCGGACAACGTAACCGAGCAGCTCAAGCGCGAATATGACGGAAAAACGGACTATTACCTTTGAACGAAGAAAAGACCGGGAGCAATTCCCGGCCTTTTTTTATTCCGCCAATCGGTCAATTTCCGCGCCGATGTAGCGCAGGAAAAGCGTTGTATTGATATAGTACGTCCAGCGGCTGGAAGTTTTTACAGCGGTACCAAAAGGGAATTTGCCCTGCTGCAATCCGATCCGGAGAAATTGCTCCGATACACCCATCAGGGCCGCCGCTTGTTTTACGGTCAATCTGTTATTCATTGCGACACCTCCTATCCGGGGCAGTTTTATTTTAACATTAATAATGTTTTTATTGTATAAATAGTGTTTTCCTAATATAATAATATTTAAGACTTTACGCATTTTATAAACTTGCTTTAAGGTTCTGTCAACTTTTTTGTACATGGCAACTACAATACACAAAAACACCGAAAATCCCCGCCGTTATTGAGTTTTAACAGGAACTGGGCTCTCCATTAAAAAGTTTGAAAACACTGCACTGTCTATGATTGTATGATGGTGTAAAAGGGGTAAATTTGAACGCGTAATACACACTAAATACACAAAAAACTCTTTACTTTTCTGAAATTTTCCGGTATTGTGAAGTTATACCAAAAACAGAAAATAAAGGGGCGCGAAAAATATGCGACTTGCCAATGGAATGGGGAGCGTTACGAAAATGAGCGGCAAACGCCGTAAACCGTGGAGAGTTAGAACAACTCTTGGCTGGACACCAGAGGGAAAACAGATATATAAGAATATCGGGACTTTTGCAACCCGGAAAGAAGCGTTTGAAGCGTTATATAATTGGAACGCTCAACCGCTATCAAACACCGATAAAATGAAGCGTGAAACTGTTGCAAATGGGCTTACTTTTGCCGATATGTATAATGCCTTTTTGCAATACAAAGAGGGCAAATTGTCTGAAACGATGATCTCACTTTATCGGACTGCATACAAGAATTTGGAGCCATTGCACCAGCAAATTTTCATCCAGTTGAAAAAGCCACACTTGCAGGATGTTTTCGACAACTGCACAAAGTCCAGCTCAACCAAAAGCAAAATGAAAGTGCTGATAAATGCGCTTTATAAATACGGCATTGAGCATGAAATAATTGAAAAAGATTACAGCGCCCAGATTGATATGGAAGTCAAGAAAAATGAAAAGGAATATCAGCCGTTCAGTGAGGAAGAAATAGAAACGATATGGACGCACGCATCCGCAGGGGATGAAGTGGCAAAGATCGTACTGCTGCAAATCTATACCGGCACACGGATAAGGGAACTGCTTGAGATCAATAAAGAAAACGTACATCTTGCGGACTGCTACATGGTCGGAGGCAAAAAGACCGAAGCCGGAAAAAATCGGATTATACCTTTGCACCGCCGAATTGTGCCGATACTGGAAGAGTTCTATAATCAGGATCGACCGCACTTATTTGTATCGAGCAGGGGAACCGCCTTGAAGTATCACACATTTTTGTATCACTTTGATGACCGCATGAAAGTGTGGGGTATGGATCACAACACGCATGACAGCAGACGGACACTTGCAACCCGATTGCATATTGCAGATGTGCCGTACCAAGTTATTCAGCAGATTTTAGGACACAGCCCAAACAATGTAACCATGAAGGCATATATAAAGAAAGATGTCAAGCACCTTGTCAGGTATGTAAATATGGTCAAATAGTCCCGATTTTCGGGGCTTTTTTATTTTTTCTTGAAAAAAATCAGAAAAATAACGTTTTACGGCTTGCAATTCCGCAAAACGGCATTATATTAAGCGATGTAAACCTGATAACAACCAAGCCGGAGACGGCAGAAAGGAAAAACGAAAAATGAGATACGCAAAAGGAACGACGACGGTCGCAGGAATCAACTTCGCAATTTTCGCGGACATCACCAAGCGCGGAATGTTCGCCGTCAACGAAACAACCGGCGAGGAAAAAGAGATCATCCGCAGCGGATATGCCACCAAAGACCTGACGATCCGCAAAGCAGTCGCCTGCGCCTTCGGCCTTCCCACCTTCCGCAGCAAATAACCAACCCCCAAAAAATAGGAGCAAATAAAATGAGATTCACAAACGGAGAACTGGCAATCTTTCTGTTGATGGTATTTTTAGCCGGAATTTTCGCGGGCTACACTCTGGGGCTGGCGCAGCAAGCAAGCTGGCACGCGGAACAGCAGGAAACGGCGCAGCGGTTCGCGGAGGCGGAAGAATGAGCAACCCGCGTTTTCAGTTGTACAGCGTGGAGATTGCCGGAAATCTGGCACGGCACAAACTGGATGTCACTGTAGCCATATACGGGCTTCAGTATAACAACCCGGACTTGGTGGAATGTGAGCTGCACAGCGTCAAACTCAAGCGCGGCAACCGCAGCCGGGAGGTGCTGGCATTTCTGGACGATGAACAACAGCGGGCGATCTGGGCAGAGATCGAGCACGAAGACCACTTGAACTACATCGAATGGCTGGAAGGCCAAGAGCATTAATAACAAACAAAAGGAGCAAAAAAATGAGTAAATGGGTGTGTGCGAAATGCAGCGACGATTCGCCGTGTTACTTTGACGGCGGGAACTGCGAACGGCAGCCGACAATGTGCCCGCTGGACGTTGACGGCTACCCGCAGTGGGAGCCGGCCGAACAGTTCGGAAATTCCGAACAGCTGCCGAAGCTGACAGAGGAAGTTTTCAACCGCCCGGACTGCCCGGAAGAGGCTACTTTTGCAATCGTTTATCAAAACGGTTCAGCTGCTTTTTTTCGGGGGAATTGTTACGACATAAAGCCAAGCGAAAGGGGCTGGGGGTATTCTCGCTCAAGTGGCGTTTATCAACTCTGCGAGATCCCCGGAAACTGGGACGCATCCGACTGGCAGCACAGCCTTGTTCGGCGACCCAAACCCACGACCGACGGCAAACTGCACATCCGCTTTAAGAAACTTCACAAGGACGCAAAAGCACCTTATCAGGGCACGCCCGGCAGTGCTGGCTATGATCTGACGGCGGTCAGCAAGGAAGAGTTCGACTGGGTTATCCGCTACGGCACCGGGCTGGCAGTTGAGATCCCGGCGGGCCATGTTGGGCTGGTGTTTCCGCGCTCAAGCGTCTACAAGACCGAATTGCTGCTGACAAACTGCGTCGGAGTAATTGACAGCGATTACCGGGGCGAAATTACGGCAGTTTTTGCAAAGGGCGCAAAAGACAAGGCCTACAACACCGGCGACCGGATCATGCAGCTGGTAATAATGCCGGTTCCGGCGGTTGAGTTCGTCGAAGCGGAAGAGCTGACCCAGACCGAACGCGGCACTGGTGGATATGGGAGTACCGGACGATGACGCGGGAGGAAAAACGCGATTACATGCGCGAATACATGCGGCAGTACAGGCACACGCCCGCCGGAAAAAAGTATAATATCGCCCGCTCCAAAAAACGGAATGACCGATACCGGAACGACCCCGAATACCGCGAAAAAATGAAAGAGCGCAGCCGCGCATATCACCAACGCAAAAAGGAGCTGGCAGCATGACGCCGAGAGCTGATAACGCCGCATATTTGCGGGAGTGGCGGGCGACTTCGCAAGCGTACAAAAAATGGAGCCTGCGAAATTCGCGCCGGAGAAATGCAAAGTATCAGGATGATCCCGAATACCGGGAGAAAGTCAAGGCGCGGCAGCGCGCTTATTATTGGCAAAAAAAGGAGCAAGAAAAATGAACGACAGATTTAAGTTTCGGGTGTGGGATAAAAAAGATAAAGAATATCTTGACCCGGATTACTACGAAGGCTTTTATTTAATGCCGGACGGTAAAGTTCATGTCGGAATGACGGTGGAAAATGGTCTTTACGATGAGTATCGAGTGATACCACCGCAACAGTTGATTGTCGAGCAATGCACTGGGCAACAGGACAAAAACGGCAACCTGATTTTTGAAGGCGACATACTGAAAACTGGCATTATTACGCCGCCGCTGCCGGTCTCTTTCGTTGACGGGGCCTTTGTTTATACATACGGCAATATGGGGAATTACCAGCTGCGGCAAGAAGTTTTAGTTGATTGTGAGATCGTCGGCACGATCCACGATCCGGAGTATAAAGACCATTTTCGTGAGGTCACGAAAATGATGGAGGTTGAATAATGGGCGACATGGCAGACATTTTTAAGGCGCACCGCCGGTATGCTCAAGGGCGCCGACGGGAGAATAAAGAGAAATCCACCGCCCTGCTGGTGGAGCGCGGCATAAAGTTTGAAAGCCGGAACGATGGCTTACACTTAATGATCGAAACGGCAAAAGGGCGCGTGAACTTTTACCCATCAACCGGGCTTTTTTACGGGGCAATAGAGGGGCGCGGCGTGTTTAATCTGCTGAAAGAGTTGGCGCGGATTTGTGTTGCGCAAAACGCGAAAAACGATACACAAACGGATTTGTGTTGCACTGACAATACACAAGATCAGGAGACGAAAGAATGAGTGATATTTATTGCAAAGATTGCCGAGCTTGTGTGTATATTGGCGGCAAGCCATGGTGTGCCTGTCGTGCCAAAGATATTTCTGACGTTTCCCCGAAGTGCGATTGTTTCAGGCGTAAAAGACCAACCCTCTTTGACCGCATCACCCAGTCCCCGGAAAGACTGGCAGAAACCTACATGTTCAATTATGACGGCAAGGTTTTCAAATCGCTGCTGCTGCCGAATATGGTTTTCAGTTCGCGCGAAGAAGCCATCGCCGCAACGGTGGCGAGGCTGAAGGAGATTTGCAATGATTAAAAAGTTAAACGCGCTGGAATTTGCCGCAAGGTGGATATTGGGCATGGTGTGCTTGGTTATGGCGATTTTTGGCAAAGTAAGCCTTGACCTGATTTTTGTACTTGCCACATTCACCATGCTGGATGTGCTGGAAGTCCAGAGCGAACTTCGCAAACTTAAAAAGAAATTGGACGAAAAAAAGGAGGCTGAATAATGCCGCCAGAGTGCCCGAAATGCGGGGGAATGTTGATTGTTGAAAGTGGCTTCGGCTACTTCAAGACCACATGCAGCCAATGCGGATATACCAGAGAGGCCACGGGCAGCGTGGTCATTGAACCGCCGGAAAAGCAAAACGAGTGAACACCTAAAAAATATTTAGCAGTTCGGAAAATCCGAACAACTGACCCCGGAACAATCCGGGGCTTTTTATTTTTTTTGCATTTTTTCTGTTTCACGGCTTGCAATTCCGTCAAACGGGGCTATATTATACAACGTAAACCCGGACGGGCCGGGAGCGACGCAACCACGCCGGAGACGGCAGAAAGGATAAAAGAAAATGGCCTACCAAGTAACAACAATCGTAACCGACACCAAAACTTTCGTATATGCGCCGGAGGAAGTCCCGGACGGCACGAAAAACAGCGCCAAAGCAACCCGGCGAATGGACATCTGGACTGACGTGTTCGCCACCAAAGAAGAGGCTGAAAAATTCTACAACGAGAACAAAAACGCATAATAACAACACCGGCCGGGGCAATCCCGGCCATAACTTTTGAGGCGCAACAATGGCAACAAAGCGAACCGGAGCGGCCCACACGCGGGTGCTGGCCGACAACGAATATATCAGGCAGTTTCACAAGCTGGTTGACAGCTTCACCAGCCATAATTACTGGCGGGTTTATACCGACTTTTTGCAGCTGACGCTGGACGCTTTTCTTTCAGATCATACGCCGGATCATCCCCGCGAAAAGCACTATATGGACATCATGCGGGATTACAAGGGAAAGGAACCGCGGGCCTTTGGTGAAATGCTGGGCTGCGTCATGGCTTACATGCAGACGACCAACCGGGAGTGTTTATCTGAAATCTGGGAGGAATACGCAGCAAACGCCAATTTGGGCCAGTTTTTCACGCCGTGGAACATCTGCGAGTTTATGGCACGGGTAGCGCTTGAAGCGGCCGAATGGGACAAATACACGCCGGAAAAGAAGTGCTATATCTCCGATCCTTCATGTGGCGGGGCGCGCACGCTGATTGCAGCGCTCAAAAAGGTACCGCAGGAAAAGCTGAACGCCGTCTGCTTCCACGGCATTGACATTGACGGCAATGTGTGCATTGCTGCGGCGCTCAATATGCTTTTCTTCAATGCCAACAGCTACATAGTACACGGCAACGCGCTGACGCTGGAGGTCTGGCACGTTTATCGGACAATACACCACTGGACAGGCGGAACGATTATTGAAATCACAGATCCGGAAGAAATGAAGCGTATTATTGAGATGGGATTACATGGCCACCGCGAGGAGGTGGAGCAGCAAAGGCGGGAAAAGGCGGCAAAGCGGCCCGCAGAGGCGGCCGAAACAGTCAAGCCGGTAAATGATACCGGAAAAGCGGAAAGTCCCGCCAAAACGCCGAAAACGGATAAAATATCCGAGAACGCAAATATAAAATCCGAAACACCGCAGCAGCTTTTTTTATTCTGACTTTGGAAAAAATCAAACAGCGGGGTATATTAAAGGCGGTTACAGCCGCGTTGATGACCTCAATGCACGCCCGGAGATTGTTACAGCAGTCCCCGGGCTTTTTTATGCAGTCAAATTACAGTCAAGTTACAGTCAAGTTAACCGGAGGGGGAGGGGGGATTATAGGGGGGCGGGGGTGGTGTATGAGAGTGAACTATTTCCATTTGGGAAAGTGTTCAGAATTGACAGAACCGCCAGAACATACCACCGCAAGAACTATTGTTCCCGGAACAGTCGTTCCCGTATAATTGAGTTATATTCACTTGAATTATTTGCATTTGCATATATATTATTTCACGCGGAGGCGATAAGACCATGAGAGAGAACAGAAGCGCACGCTCAAAGCTGGGCGCGGTACGCTATGAGGAACAAATCGGGAACATCACACACGAAGAAGCGGAAGAGATCAGGGCGGCACAAATCGCCAAGATTTACCGAACCGCCAAGCTGGTGAGGTGATTCCGAAGGCATGGCAAGCGGAGCAAAGCACAAGGGGGATGAAAACCTTGTGCCACTGAACAAACGAACAAAGAGCGAACAACGGCAAATAGCACGGGCGGGAGGCATGGCAAGCGGAGCAGCACGGCGGCGCAAGAGAGACATGCAGCAGGTACTTAACGCGATACTTGATCTGCCGCTGAAGCCGGGCCGGTTGCAGCAGATACGCAACCTTTCAGAAGTCAAGGGCAAGAACATAACAGCGGAGCAGGCAATCTTACTTGCACAGGTAAACAAGGCATTGAAGGGCGACACACGGGCGGCAACGTTTGTCCGCGATACAGCGGGCTGCAAACCGACTGACCGCGTGGAAATCGACGAAATAACAACCGCAGTTTTAACAGACGAGATTATCGACGATGAAGAAGACTGGTAAAGACAATTTAGTCCCGATGAGTGAAAGAACCCCAGAAGATCAACACCGGATTGCTATGATGGGCGGGATTGCCAGCGGGGCGGCCCGGCGGGAAAAGCGGCGAACGCTGGACATGATCGAAGCGTGGCTGGCTGCAACAGCCGACGATGAAGACGGCTTGAGCAATGAAGACGCCTACATCCGGGCGGTGATCCGCCGCGCCCAAAGAACTGGCAGCACCGATTTGCTGGAGCTGCTGGCCAAACTCCGGGGTGAACTGGTGCAGAAGTCGGAAATCGACCTAAACGGCACGATCCCGGCAGTGCTGACCGACGACATGCTTATTGACGACTACGACGACGAACCGGAAGAAAAACCGAAGCGCAAAAGCCGGGCAAAAAAAGCGTAATTGTGCGGTTATTCACAATATTATCAACAGGCGGTGTATAAATCAATATGGAAGTTATCTACAAGTTATTAACAGACCTGAAACCCTACGAAAAGAACCCGCGCATAAACGACGCGGCAGTCGGGCCGGTTGCGGAAAGCATAAAGCAGTTCGGCTTCAAAGTGCCGCTGGTTGTTGACGCCAAAGGCGTGATTATCGCCGGGCATACCCGATACAAGGCGGCGCAGCTGCTGGGGCTTGACAGGGTGCCCTGCATTGTGGCCGATGATCTGACGCCGGAGAAAATAAAGGCGTTCCGGCTTGCAGATAACAAGACCGGCGAGCTGGCAGTCTGGGACTTTGCAATGTTGGCGGATGAACTGGAAGAGTTGGACGCTTTCGACCTTGATTTTTCGATGGTGGACTTTGGCTTTGAAGATGAAGCCGAAAAGCGCGACTTTGGCCATATTCAAGATCTGCTGCAAAGCGGTTTTAACGGCGAAAGCGTAACGCAGGAAAAGCAAAGTTTTGATGTTTCTTTCAATTTCCCGATTGAAGAAAAAGCGGCCGTGATGGCATACATAGAAGCGAAAAGCAAGGACTTTATCGTTAAGCGGATCATAGAGGAGGCGAAAGAATATGGCGGTTGATTGTGGAAGTCAGGCTATCTTGTGCGATATGCCGATCAGGTTTGACACTTACAAGGGCTGTTCGCACGCCTGCGCCTATTGCTTTGTGAAGCGCAACAAGGATATTTCAAAGATTGAGGCGGACAACTGCGTCAAAGGGCTGGTGAATTTCATCAAGGGCAAGCGCACGCAAGTAACCAGCTGGTGCGATTGGAACATCCCGCTGCACTGGGGCGGCATGTCTGACCCGTTCCAGCCTTGCGAACGGAAACACAGGATTTCCTTGCGTTGTCTTGAAGTCTTTGCAGAGACACAATACCCGGTAACGATCAGCACCAAAGGGCGGCTGATTTGCGACCCGGAATATTTGGCCGTGTTAAAACGCTGTAACGCGGCCGTTCAAGTGTCGATGGCTTGCAGCAAATACGATGTACTGGAAAAGGGCTGCCCGCCATTTGAGGAGCGTTTGCGCATGGTAAAAACGCTATCCCAGAACTGCCGCCGGGTAATTATCCGCGTGCAGCCGTATATGTTGGAGGTTTTCAAGGATGTGATGAACAACATCCCGCGATTTGCGGAGGCCGGAGCTTACGGGCTGACTATCGAGGGCATGAAGTTTATTACAGGCAAAAAAGGCCTTGTTAAAGTGGGGGCGGATTACTGCTATCCGGAAAGTCTGCTCAAGCACGATTATGAAGCCATAAAGCAGCAGTGCCACAAGTTCGGCTTGCGTTTCTACTGCGCGGAAAACCGCCTGCGATCAATGGGCGATTCAATGACCTGCTGCGGGGTTGACGGTCTGGGCTGGCGGGTTAATGAGTTCCACACGGTGCGCCTGATGAATGGCGAAAAAGTGCAGGCAACCGACAACATGCGCAAGGTTGGAACGGGCTACTGTTTCAAGTCGATTGATCAGACCACATCCGGGCTTTTAAGATGTAAAAACAATTCCTTTGAAACTCTGATGCTGTCAGAGCTTGAAAAGCAGATAAAGAGGCGCGGCTAATGGCGCGAAATAAGCGAAAAAAGCGAAAAAAACCGGCAGACTGCCACGCGTTGCAATGCCCTTGCTGCGGGGCGCGGTACTGGTCGCCCAATGTGGCGGCCCGCCGCGTTACTTGCGGCCGGTGTGGCTGTACTTTCTATGACTGGTACAAGCGCTTGCTTATCGGTCAAGGCTATGACGACTTCTGGAACTTCAAGGGCCGGTATTGTGTCTGTAAGGGCAGCCGAGGCAGCAAGAAGAGCAAAACGGCCGCGCTGTGGCACATTGCCGCGCTTATCAACTACCCGGAGACAAACGCGCTGGTCGTGCGTAAAACGGAGCGAACACTCAAGGACAGTTGCTTTGCAGATTTGCGCTGGGCAATCCGGCGGCTGGGCGTTGAAAGTGAATTTAAGTGTACATTGTCGCCGCTGGAAATTACCCGCGTCCCGACCGGGCAAAAAATACTTTTCCGGGGCTTTGATGATCCGCTGAAACTTACATCCATAACGGTGCCGTCTGGTTATCTGACGTTCTGCTGGCTTGAAGAGGCCTACGAGATCACCAAAGAAAAGGACTTCGACACGCTGGACGAATCAATCCGCGGACAGTTGCCGCCGGGGCTGTTTAAGCGGTTTACAATTACGTTCAACCCGTGGAATCAGCACCATTGGTTGAAAAAGCGCTTTTTTGACGCTGACCCCGACCCGGATATTTTGGCAATGACTACGAACTACACCTGCAATGAATGGCTGGAAGAATCAGATCTGCGGCTGTTTGAAAAAATGAAGCAGCGAAACCCGCAGCGCTACCGCGTGGCCGGTCTGGGCGAATGGGGCATTGCAGAAGGCCTTATATACGAAAACTGGCGGGAGGATGCTTTTGACATTGAGGCGATCCGGCAGAAGCCGGGAATCAAGGCGGGCTTTGGGCTGGACTTCGGGTATAGTGTTGACCCGTCCGCGCTTTGCTGTTTTTTCGTGGACACCGCAGACCGGATTATATACGTCTATGACGAGCTTTACGAAAAGCAGCTGACCAACCCGCAGCTGTATGCAAAGATCGAAGCCATGGGCTACCGAAAAGAGCGCATTGTAGCGGACGCGGCGGAGCCGAAAAGTATATCTGAATTGCGCGATCTGGGCATGTACAATATCCGGTCAGCACGCAAAGGCCCGGACAGTATACGGCACGGAATCCAGCGGCTGCAAGACTTTCACGTCGTTGTACATCCGCGCTGCGTGAACTTCATTACAGAGATCAGTAATTACACATGGGCGACGGACAAAAACGGCAACCCGACGCAACAGCCGGTTGACGAAATGAACCATCTTATGGACGCGTGGCGTTACGGTGCAGCAGATTTATTGAAAAAACCGCTTTTTGATGTTTGATTATTTTGCAAATCGGTGTATCTTTTTTATAAAAAACGAACTGGAGACAAAAGCAATGTTTGACTGGGCGAAAAAACTTATAAACAAGGCGGGCAGAAAAATGATTGAAGCAACAGAACCGGCAGCAATGGCGCCGGATGAAAAGAAATGGCTTGAGCACAAAATCAATCGTTGGAAGTTTTCGCCGGAGCGCATTGCCCAGATTGACGGCGAACGCTATTATAACGGGCACCACAAAGTGCTGACCCGCAAGCGCACGGCAATAGGCGCAGACGGCCAGCTGGTGGAGATTGGACACTTGCCCTGCAATAAGCTGATTGATAACCAATATGCGAAAATGGCAGACCAGAAGCGCAACTATTTGCTGGGGCAGCCGGTTGCCATTTCCTGCGATGGCAACGACGCGGCAGCCGAAGCAATCCGGGGCGTGCTTGATGCTAAATTCCTGCGGACTTTAAGCGCCGTCGGGCTGAACTGTATCAACAGCGGGCTGTGCTGGCTATTCCCGCATTACGACGATCAGGGCGCGTTCAAGTTCAAGGTGTTTCCGGCCTATGAAATACTGCCTTTCTGGAAGGACGCGGCGCACACGGAACTTGACTTTGCAGTCAGATATTTCCGCGTGGAAAAGCCTTTCACGCTCACGGGTGAAACAATCGAAAAGGTGGAAATTTACCGGGCGGAAGGCATACAGCGTTTTGTGCTGGAAGATGGCAAGCTGAAGGCGGACGAAAACCCGGCGGAAAGTTATATAACCATGACGCTGCCGGGGGTTGAATCGGTCAGCACTGAACAGCCGGTAATAGTTGCCGGATGGGAGCGCGTGCCGCTGGTGCCGTTCAAATTCAATGCAAAAGAGCAAACACTGCTTGCCCGCTGCAAGAGCTTGCAGGATGCGCTGAACGAAACTATGTCAGAGTTCCGGGACAACATGCAGGAAGATAGCCGCAGCACGCTTTTGATCGTGAAGAACTACGACGGCGAAAATCTGGCTGACCTCCGCAAGAATATTATCGCGTATGGCGCAATTAAGGTGCGCTCCGAGGATGGTATGCAAGGCGGCGTCGATACGCTCAAGATTGAAGTAAACGCGGCCAATTATGAGCTGGTACTCAAGCTGCTGAAAAAGTCGCTGGTGGAGAATTGCCGCGGCTACGACGCCAAAGACGATAGCGTCGGCGGCAATGCAAACCAGATGCACATTTCCGCCATGTTCAACGATATTGACATCGACGCAAACGAGATGGAAGCGGAGTTTCAAGCGTCGCTGGTTGATCTGCTTTTCTTTGTCAAAGCCCACCTTGCCAATACCGGAGTTGGGGACTTTTCGGCGGATGAAATCAAGTTTACTTTCAATCGCGATCTGATGATGAATCAAACCGAAATTCTGAACGGTCTTGTCAGCGCAGGGGCGAAAATCCCGAACCGCTTGCTGTTGGAACAAGTGCCGTTCATTGACGATGTGGACGCGGCGGAAGAGCTGCTGGACGAGGAAGACAAAAAGAACACGGCGGGTTTTACCGATCCATTTACGCCCAGAAACGGCGACGACAGCGGCGATGATGGCGCAGGCGGAGAAAATACCGACGACGGCCAAAACCCCGCCAAAAGCGGCCAAAACGATGAATAAACGGGGGCGGCGTTAGATGGCGCAAACCAGAACATACTGGCAGCAGCGGTTTGAGCTTTACGAAAAGCGGGCAAACCTGCGGAGCCAGTCGCATATTAACGGGCTTGCAAGGCAGTACCGGGCGGCGCAGCGTGAAGTTGAAAGAGACCTTGCAGTCTTTTACAACCGGCTGGCCGCAAATAACGAGCTGCCCAACATGGCGGCGGCCAAAAAGCTGTTGTCGGCAAACGAGCTGGCCGACTTCAAACTTGATCTGGCTGCATATACCCGATTGGCAAAGGAAAACGGCATAACCGGCGACTGGACAAAGACGCTTGAAAATGCGTCATTAAAGTACCGGATCAGCAGACTGGAAGCAATCAAAATACAGCTGCAACACCATGCAACACTGTTGATGCGCGGGGAGCTGACCGGGCTGGAAGAGTTCGCGGCGGCGGCATATAGCGCGGCGTATTATAACGGCGCCTATGAGCTGGCAAAGGGTACCGGAGTTGGTCAAACGCTTTTCCGGCTGGACGATGCGCGGATCAATACCGTGATCCACAGACCGTGGGCGGCGGATGGCAGAAACTTTTCCAGCCGCGTCTGGGGCCAACACCGGCCGCAGCTGGTACAGAACTTGCATAATGCGCTGACCACCTCCATAATGCGCGGAACCGGCCCGGATAAGGCGATTAAGAGCATAGCGCAAAAGTTCGATGTTGGCTTGAGTTCTGCCGCGCGGCTGGTGCAGACGGAAGAGGCGTATTTTTCCAGCGTGGCGCAGAAAGATGTTTTCGGCGATCTGGGCGTGGAGAAATACGAAATTATAGCAACTCTGGACAGCCACACCAGTGAAATCTGCCAAGACCTTGACGGGAAAGTGTTCAAGATGGCGGACTATGAGGCAGGAGTTACCGCGCCGCCGTTCCATGTGCGCTGCCGGACAACAACCGCGCCTTACTTCGATGATGAAGTCATAAAATCAACCCGCGCGGCACGCGATCCGGAGACCGGCAAAACGGTGCAGGTTCCGGCGGATATAAAGTATCACGAATGGGAAAAACGATTTATTAAAAACAAAGGAGGCAACAAATGAATTGCACCTGCAAAGTCGAACAGCGGCGGCTTACGCCCGGCGTGTTCAACCTCAAGCAACACATGAACGGCACGGAGACCATGCGCTGGAATTTGTCAAGCAGATACCTTGACGATGCCAAAACGCGCGACGCTGCGGACTACGACGCTTATTTGCATTTGTACAAGGCGGGACAGTTTGACATTGTGCAGCTGGGCAAAGAGTTCAACTCTGACGGCAGCATGGCTTTGATCTGGAATGTTGGCAAGTACGCCACATGGATGAAAGACTATGTGCACTATCAGATTGCTTTTTGTAGTTCCGGCGTGAAAACGTTGGCAGTTACCGGCTTCAACGATCAAGAGTATGCCGGGCCGTATGAATTGGGCGGCGAAATTGTCGAGAATTGTTTCCGCGTGTTCACGCACGCCAGCACTGGCAGACAGATAAAGCGCAACGGCGCAGCCAACTGCTGGGCATTGTATGAAGCGGACGGCGTAACGGAGCTTGACCGGCAGCAGATTGCCGGGCTTGTTGAGCCTTACTACGGCGTGTGGAGCAAAGTTGCTGTTGGCAATGGAAACGCCGCCGTCTGGTGCAGCGATGAGGCGGTTATGTATATCAGCGAATCAATCGCCGCAGATGAGGCGGTTGTAGGCAATTTCCCGACGATCTTGCAGCAGATACTGCACTACCAAAACAGCGTGATTATGAAATCGCCCGTTTCCGTTCGGGAGGTGGATGTAGCCGCCGAAGATTGGAGCGCCACGGATGGCGGCGAATACAGCATTAATGCCAGTCTGGCAGTGCAAAACATGCCGTCCGGCTGCTCCATAATCGGTATGCGGTTGCTCAAGCTGGGCGCAGACGGCAGCTTTACCGACATCGGAAACACCCGCTTTAAGCAGAGCGCCGGAACCGGTGACTGTATCGTCTATTCTGCCGAAAAAGTGGCTGGCAAGTTGTCTTTCATCATCAAGGGCGACGATAACCAAGTTTTTATTGCTGCGGACGATCTGGAAAAGACCGGCGCGGGCGTTTCAACCGTCAACGGCAAAAGCGGCGATGTAAGCCTTGCCGCCGGAGATGTTGGCGCATACAGCAAGGCGGAAACAGAGGCGAAATTCACCGAACACAACGGCAACCCTTACGCGCACAAGGCGCTGTTTGACAAAAAGGCGGACGCGGACAAAGTATACAGCAAAACCGATATTGACGCGAAACTTGCCAATGTCGGCGGCGGCAGCAGCAAGGCGGGCGATATTACCATCACGGACGCGGGCAATTACTTTGCTGGCACTTCCGTGGAGATTGCCTTGCAGGAAATCGGGGCTACTCTGGACGGTCTGGAAAACGCATTGAAGGGGATCTGATAAATGAGTATTGCAACAGAACTTGAGCGCATAGCGGCAGCCAAAGCAGCCCTTAAAGCGGCGATCAATGCCAAAGGCGGCAATATCACCACGGAGACTATAGACCGGTACGCAAGCGCGGTTAACGCAATCCCCCAAAAATCCGGCGCAGTGATTGCTGTAACGGCGAACAATCAAACACTTTCCAACGCATATTACAGCGGTTGCAAGCTCCAACTTTCAGACGCGAATTTGCTGCCGGAAAACATCGTTGAGGGCGTTACCATTTTCGGCGTCACTGGCACGCATAAATGCGAAAGCGGCGGAGATGATCCCGGCGACGATGTTGTCGCAACCAGCGAGGACTTGGTTGTTTCCGGCTGCGGTTTAGAGTCATTCAATGGTGTGTATAAGATTCAAACTCCCGGCTCAACCGGCACCTCTCGTAAGTGGGTACATACGTCGGGTAACAGCACTATTTACTGGAGCGGCGGTTTCTTTGCTTGGCATCTGTGCGAAGTACCTAATAACAATGGTGACGAGAACGACTTCTTGAACTATACTGAATCGGATCCAACTGCAACATGGAGTCGCGCCATGTTGAATAACAATTATAATCCTCCGACGGTTGTTTATGGCGGTGAGTCTGGCGGCGGCAGTAGTTCGATTGATCCGGACAAGGTGTCTAGCTTTATGATTTCAAGCCTCACTTACGGATCGAACACGTACACTGCCCTGATGAATATTGCATTCCCGGTAAAAGATGCCAGTGCTACCGGTACCAGCCGGACGTGGCAGGCTGCGGCAGGCTCGAAGGGGTTGCGGTATATGAATGGCGCTTGGCGGTTGTTCTGGACTTCTGAAGACGATGTGAATATGTTCTATACGAACGACAGCAATCCGTTCACCAGCACCAACTGGAAGTATATTAACGGCACGGCTGCTACCGTTACTTTCAGCGATATTGTAACGGCGTGAGGTAAAAATGATTACGATTTTCAATGTTGGCAAAAATTCATACAGCTTGAGCACTGCCGAACGCGCGGAGCTTTTCCGCTGTATTGAAGCATACCGGCAGACGGCAAACGGCGCATGGCTGACGGCGGTAAATTACCGCTGCTTTACCTACATGTGGAAAAAAGACCTGCAAAACAGCGATGTGCAGGCAATCCGCCCGCTGACCGGCAGCAAGATTTATTTGCAGCCGAACGGCTCAAGAGATAAATTCTGGGTGCAGCTTATTGCACCGGCGGCAATTCATGAACTGCGGCATGTGTGGCAGAAAAAGCAAAAGGGGCTGTTGTCGTATTCGTTCCAGTCGGTTTTCGGGCGGCTGGTTTACGCCGTCAACCCGGCGAAATATGAGAGCTGTTCACTGGAGGCGGACGCCTTCGAGCAGCAGGACAAAGCAACAGATTATATTCAGAAACATTGTCAATAACAACCGACAGAAAGGGGTTGTAAAATGGAAATTCAAAAAACACTTGAGCAACTGGGCGCGGTTGATCTGCTGGCATTGTCGCGGCAGCTTAACGAGGTAATCGCACAGCTGGAAGATGCCAAAAACACCGCGTGGCGCGTGCGGATGCCAAAGACTGCCTACGCCGTGGGCGATACCGTAATCATGCCCGGCGCGGGGAACTTCTACCGCGTTATGCAGTGCAGTTCAGTGCCGGACGGCAAAAGCACCGGATTGACCGGCGCGGCAGTGCTGGACTATTCGACGATTGCAGACGGCAACACCGAAATTGTGGACGGTGAAATAACATGGCGTATCAGTTCGCTTGTTACCGTTCCGGATATGCCTGACGCGCCCGTCTCAAGCGTGAACGGCAAGACTGGCGACGTGGTCGTTTCCTGCGCGAGCATTGGAGCGATCCCGCGCACCGGCGGGCTTTTGACCGGGCCGCTTTGTTCGACCCAGCGTTACCCGTTCCTGCTGGCAGACACCAGCGACACAACTTTGCAATGTCTTTCTTTTGTTGCAGCGCGGGCAAGCAATATTGCCGATGATCAGGAACACCAGCACAACGCCAAACTTGACTTGTTCCATAAAGACGCGAGCAACTACGGCGAAGTTTACAACGGAGCTTTTAACTTGCAGGCGGCTACCGACGGCAAGAAAAGCGTCTTGTTTGGCAAGCCGGACGGCTCTTTGACATGGCAAGACAGAAACATTGTCCGTGCCGTCAATGGCGTTTATGCGGATGTGGCGGGGAATGTATCTTTGCAGGGCGGCTATGGCGAAATAATCGCGTTTGCGGGCAATGAGCGACCGGCGGGCAGGTACTTGATCTGCAACGGCGCGGCAATCAGTCGGACGACATACAAAGAGCTTTTCGCGGCAATCGGTACCACCTACGGCGCGGGCGACGGATCGACAACTTTCAACCTGCCGAATTTGTCCGGCAAATTTCTGGAAGGCAGCGCAACGGCGGGAACAGAAAAGGCGGCGGGCTTGCCGAATATTACCGGGAACTTTACCGGCGTGTATTATGAAAAGGGCAACACGCAGTACCCCGATCTTGCCACCCATTACAGCGGCGCAATGAATATCACCGGTAATTATTTCAACGGTATTGATACTGCAAATGCCAACTTGCGGGTGGGATATGGATCACTGGACGCAAGCAAAAGCAGTGCCGTTTACGGCAAAAGCGACACCGTGCAGCCGCCCGCCGTAACCGTCCGCTATTTTATCAAGTATTGACAAGCAAAGAGGTGATTAAATGAAGGTCTATTATTACGCAGCAGACACCAAAGAATTTTTGCACACCAGCGACGCGCAAATCGACCCGCTGGAAAGTGAAGCGCAGGAGCGGCTTGTTTGGCTTTTGCCCGCGAACGCAACCTTTGCCGAACCGCCGGAAGCAGAGGCGGGATTTGCCCGTATCTGGAACGGTGAAGCATGGCAGCAGGTGGAAGATAACCGGGGGCTGATTGTGTGGCGGTCTTTTGACGAATACATGCAGATTGCAGAGCTTGGCCCGATACCGGAGGGCTGGACGATTGAACGCCCGGCAAAGCCGGTAACAAAAAGTGATTTGGCGGCATTTGTTTCAGCGGAAGCCGACAAAGTGGCATACGGGGGCATTACCATTGTTGCCAACGGTCAGAAATATCTTTTCAAGACTACCACGGATAATATCACCCGGTGCAACTCTGTGCTGGCAATGTATGAAGTGTTGCCGGACGAAACCGTCATCCCGTGGGAGGTTTGGCAGGGTGAAATCCCGGTTATGTTGCCGGTTGACAAAGCGCAATTCAAGCAGTGCTTTGCTTTCGGTGCAAACATGATTATTGAAGCTGAAACCGTAAAAGGTGCGCTTAATGCAATGGTGCAGACCTTCACCGATGAACAGCTGGCAAATCGTGATTTTGTGCAAGCGTTCCAAGAAAAGGTTGTGATCGAGTTTGCCGCCGTTGAAACAGCTTTCAGTCTTGACGAAACCGCGTAATCTGGGGAGCGTGCAGAGCAATGAAATGCTTGAAATGTGAACTGCCAATATTAGCGCCTGCCGCCATGCGGTACAGCGAATGGGACGGCGTTAACTGGCAGCAAATCGAGGGCTGGCGGGCGGAGTTTGAAAACGACCGCGTCCGGTGGTCAATGCACATAAAGCGGGGCTTTGTAACCGACGGCGGGAGCATACCGGAACGGCTGCAAGGCCGCTTTCACCCGCTGGGGTACGCGCTGGCGGCTTATCTGGTGCACGATGCGCTTTACGCCACGGAATATGTGCCGCGGGCGGAAGCCGATTATATCATGTTGGAGCTGTTGCAGGATTTGGGCAAAAACTGGATCAACCGCAACATGCAATATGCCGGTGTTCGGCTGGGCGGCGCGATAGTCTGGGCGCGGCATAAATTCGATGATATTTGCAAGGCGCGGGATTTGGTAATTTTCCACATCGAGTATAAAAAGCCAAAAGAGGGGGTTGCATAATGGCGGGCGTAAATGAGCGATTGGCAAACCTTGAGGGCAATATGAAGGAAAACAACAAGACCGTGTGGCGGCTTTTTGAGGCCGTATACGGCAACGGCAAACCGGGACTGATTGCAGACGTGAAAGAGCTGAACACAAAAGTTTCAGACATTCAAGAGGATGTAAAGGACATCAACAGCGGCATGAAGTCAATGCAGGGGCAAATCACCGCCACCAATCAAGGGCTTGCATTGCTCCGGCAGTCGGTTGAAGAGCACCACAAATCAGTGGAAGATTTGCAGAAACGATCCCGCGCAAATTGGCAGTGGGTTGTCACTATCATTGTTGCAGTTGGCAGCTTGATTGTTGCCATATTGAAGTAAACCAAAAGAAAGGCAGAGTTATGAAAAAGAAAGCAATGCTTGCACTTTGCTGCACGCTGGCGGTAATCGCTACCGGTTGCAGCCACAACACCGGAGCTTTTACCGTGGGGACGCGGCTTAACGCCGGTCTTGATCCGCAGAGCGCGACGGCAAATGTCAGCTACACCGACGGGCTGAACGTTGTAGACGTAAGCCGGGAAAATTCCAGCTGGGATATTGAGATCGATGCTGACGGCGGCGTTTCTGTTGACGCACAGACCGGCAACGTCAAGGGCGTGAAACGGCTCAAGCGGGAAGTCGGCCCGCAGATTACCGGCTATCTTGTGGAGCTGGCAGAAAAAGACCCGGAAATGGCCAAAATGTATGTAGAGGCGGTGCGGAACTATTGGCAGTACCGGAGCAAATCGCAAGAATGAATTTACAGCGATATGTTCAAGAGTTCACAGACGCGGACACCGGCAAGGTTGACGGCGTAACTTTTGAGCCAATCGAAATATGGACGGCGGCCGGGCTGGTAATCATCCCGCCGGGCTGCCGGTTTTCGTTCAATGATCTGCCGGAAACTGCCCGCCGATTGCTCCGGGACGATGAAATCCCGCTTTGCATCCTGCGGGAATGGCAGCAGACGGCCGGAAAACAGCCAGACGGAGCCGCAGGGCGCGTGTTCCGGCGGGAGTTGATACAACGGGCGCGAAAACGCCAACGCGCAACAGAGGGGCGTTTCTGGGCGTTTCTGAAAGACCGCGCACGGGTGGAGGTGATCAGCTGTATGGTTCGACTGTTCGGCATTATTGCCCGGTGGTACATTTTGAAGAAATAAAAGTGTACCACCAAAAGCCGGGGTTACTTAAAGGTACCTTAAAGGGTGCTTAAAGGTTACTTGAAGGTACCCCGAAGTAATAAGAAATAGAAAGAAGAAAGAAGAAAGAAGAGAGATATTTTACGCGCGGACGCGCGACACCCGCACACCCGCGAAAAAAACGCAAAAATTTTGATTTTAAGATTTGACATTTTTAAAACCGCAATTCTATTAACAACAAAAGCCAAACCGGACACACCGGGCAAAAAGTGAAAACGGCGAAAAGGGAGACAAACAACCGATGAAAAAAGAAGATCTGGAAAAGCTGGGCTTGACCGCCGAACAAATCACCGCAGTGCTCAATGCGCACAAAGAAGCAGTCAAAGACTTTGTGCCGAAAACGCGCCTTGACGAAGTAATCGAAGAGCGCAACGGGCTGCGTGATCAAGTGGCGGAAAGAGACAAGCAGATTGAAGAGCTTGGCAAAAACGCCGGAGACAATGAAGCGCTGAAAAATCAGATTGCCGAATTGCAAGCGGCGAACACCAAAGCAACGCAAGAGTACCAGAACAACTTGCAGGCTGCCCGCATGGACAACGCAATCAATCTTGCGCTGGCTGGGGCAAAAGCAAAGAACAGCAAAGCGGTCAGAGCCTTGCTTGATTTGGCAAAAATCAAGGTGGGTGAAGACGGCACGGCGGAAGGGCTGGAAGATCAGCTGAAAGCGATCCAGAAGTCTGACGCCTATTTGTTCGAGGCTGCCGAACCTGCAAAGCAGCCGAAAATCACGGGCATTGTCCCCAAAGACGGCGACGGAAACCCCGCGCCGAAAGCCGTCAAAGATATGACTTACAGCGAAATGTGTGCGCACATGGCTGCTGGCGGGACGCTGGATTAACCGCAGAAACAAAACAAAAAAACATCTGAAAGAGAGGGTTTGACAAATGGCAGACACTAAATTTGACGCCAAAAGTTTCAATCCGGAGGCCTTCGGACGCTATACGCAGAAAGTGCCGAACCTCAAACGCAACGAACTTATCAAGAGCCGCGCACTTGTGGGCAATGCCGACATCCGCAGCTCCTTCAGCGCACAGACCGGCACCTATTACGCCCGCATCCCGATGCTGGGCAATCTGGACGGTGAAGCGCAGAACTATGACGGCGCAACCGACCTTGTGCCCGGCACTACTACCACCTTTGAACAGGGCGTGGTTGTTTTCGGCCGCATGAAGTCGTGGAAGGAAAAAGATTTCTCTTATGACATCACCGGCGGCGTGGACTTCATGGACAATGTCGCCCAGCAGGTTGTGAGCTACTGGGAAGATGTCGATCAGGGCGTATTGCTGGCTATTCTGAAGGGTATCTTCAGCATGACCGGCGCCGCCAACGAGGCTTTTATCGCTGCCCATACGCTGGATATTTCCGGCGAAACCGGCAACGACGCCCACAACAACCCGCTGAACAAAGTCGGTGCGGCCAGTCTGAATACTGCCGCGCAGAAGGCTTGCGGCGATAACAAGGGCGCGTTTTCGTTGGTAATCATGCACAGCGCGGTTGCAACCAACCTTGAAAACCTGAACCTGTTCAAGTATTTGACCTACACCGACCCGAACGGCATTACCCGCGATCTGGCAATGGGTACTTGGAACGGCCGCACCGTCTTGATTGACGACAGTATGCCGACCGAATCCGTAACCGATGGTGTCAAGTACACCACCTATGTGCTGGGCGACGGTGCTTTTGCTTACGAAAACATCGGCGCAAAAGTGCCGTATGAAATGGATCGTGACCCGGTCAAAAACGGCGGCGAAGATATTCTTATCTCCCGCCAGCGCAAGTGCCTTGCTCCGAAGGGTATCTCCTTCAAAGCGATTGCCGGAATTACCAGCCCGACCAACGCCAACTTTGAAGATGGCGCAAACTGGGAAATCGTCCACGACGGCGGCATTGCCAGCAACCGCAAGCACTTCGACCACAAGGGCATCCCGATTGCCCGTATCGTGTCTCTTGGCTAACCATTGAACCGGGCCGGGAAAAAGGAGGATATAAGCAATGATGGAAAAAATCAAACAGCGGCTTGCGTCGCTGGGCTACACCTACACGGAGGCTGACGCTTTCGCGCTGGGCTTGATCTTGGAAAAGATCACGGGCCGGATTTGCCACGCCTGCAATATCTCCAGCATCCCGGCCGGGTGCATGGATGCCGAAATAATCGACGCGGTTTGCGGCGAATTTCTGGCAGGCAAAAAGGCAACCGGCACGCTGACCGGCGTAGAGCTTGAGGCGGTTGTAAAAGCAATCACCGAAGGCGACACAAAGGTGGAGTTTGCCACCGGATCGAGCGGGGCGGCGGATGTGTTCGACGCCTACATGAAAAAGCTGGCGACGATTGACCGAAACACGATAATTGCACACAGAAAGCTGGTGTGGTGATTATGGCCCAAAACATAGCCGATATTCTGAAACGCGCAAAAGCCCCGATTTTATCGTTAATGACGGGCATTTGCGACGTGCAGGAATACCAGAGCGTGAAAGACCAGAAAACCCACGTTACCAAGTCAAAGCTGGTGACAGTCTACACCGGCCAGCCGTGCAAATTGAGTTACATCAAGAACCCGGCAACGGCGGAAGGTGACGCGCCCGGTGCGCTCCTAACCGTGCGCTTGATCCTTCCGTCAGAGCTGGCTATCAAGGCGGGCAGTGTTATCACCGTTACCCAAGCCGGAAAGACGCGGACTTTCAAAGCCGCGTCAGAACCGGCGGTGTACACCAACCACCAAGAAGTTGAACTGACAACGGCGGACGAATACGCATAAAAGGGAGTGGAGCACATGGCAAGATCAAACAACAGCCAGTTGAGGGCGTTGCAAGAACAGTTTGAAGCCATGGCCAGCCCGCAAGCGCAACAGTTCTTTTATGAACGCGTGGCGCGTGAATGTGCAGCGCGTTTTTTGGGCAAGGTGATCCGCAAGACCCCAGTCGGGAAAAACGCCTATTCCGAAGAGGAAACCGGCGAAGTTTACAAGTCCGGCAAGAAAAAGGGGCAGGCGAAAACCAAGCGCGTTGTATCACGGCAAGGCGGAACGCTGCGCCGGGGCTGGACAGCAAAAACGCACGAAGAGGCGGCCAGCGGGAGCGGCGCCGGAACACCACCGGCACAATACGCGCAGGATATGCCCGTCAGTAACGATGGCGGCGTCTACAGCATAACGATAACAAACTCTGTTGAGTATGCGAGTTATGTTGAAAGCGGCCACCGGCAGCAACCGGGGCGGTTTGTTCCGGCAATCGGCAAGCGGCTGAAAAAGAGCTGGGTTGAAGGTCAGTTTATGCTGGCAAAGTCAGAGGCAGAAATGAAAGCCGAAATACCGGCAGTGTTGAAACGGAATTTGTCAAATTATCTGCGGGCAGGAAGCGGAGGCGGAAGCGATGAAAACAGCTGATATAAAGCAAGGGATCATAGACGCAATAGCGGCGAAATTCCCCAGCGCGACCATTTACGCTGAAAAAGTGCCGCAGAACTTCGAGGATGGCAGTTTCCGGGTAAAGAGCATAACGGCCACCAACCGGCCGGAGCTTGCCACCAGACGCTGGCGGGAGGTGCAATTTGACATTGCATATTTCCCCGCCGCAATGGAAGAGCCAGAATACGAATGGGAGATTGTCCGGGATAAACTGTTTGACACCGTGGAGTGGATCACGGCGGGCGGCGATACCATGCGCGGGACTGAATTGTCCGGAGACTGGGACGCTGACAACGAAGTCGGGCACTTCCGCGTAACCTTCGGCGCGTTCCTGCTGGAAGTTCACGAGCCGGGGCCGGTAATGGAAATTGTAACCCAGAATGGAGTGCAGAACAATGGCTAATAAAACGGCGGCAGAAAAGCCGCAGGAAACTAAATACACCAAGGCCGCGCTGCTGGCGTCAAAACGCTTTCAGAACTGGCGCGACCTGCTGAATGTAATGCTTGACGATGGCAAGGAATACGCCATTGTCGAGGTTGAAACGATAATTAACAACTATCTCACGAAGGAGGTTTGACCATGTGGGCTGGCGGAAAATGGCTTGTACAGAACAAAGTAATGCCGGGAATGTTCCACAGATTCTTGAGCGCAAACAAAGACGGTATTCCGATCAGTGACCGCGGCAATGCTGCAATCGGTCTTGAGCTTGATTGGGGCCCGGATGCGCAGATTGTAACGGTGGAGGCGGCAGACTTTCAGCGCGACACCAAAAAGCTGTTCGGCTACAGCTACACCGACGATGCAATGCGGCCGCTGCGTGAAATCTTTCTCAATGCGACCACGCTGCACTACTACCGTTTGAACGGCGGCGGCGAAAAAGCCACCGGCAAATGGGGCACGGCGAAATATACCGGCACGCGCGGAAACGACATCAAGATTGCCATTGTTGCGGCAGTCGATGAAGTCGGCAAATTCGATGTTGAAACCTATCTGGGCACTGCCAAAGTGGACACCCAGCGGGCAGCAACTGCGGCCGATCTGGTGGATAACGATTATGTTGTCTGGAAAAAGGACGCCGGGGCTTTGACCGCTGACGCTGGCACCGCCTTTACTGGCGGCACGAACGGCACGACCAGCGGCGACAGCCACCAAGCGTTTCTGGACAAAGCGGAGCGCGTGGCGTTTCACACTCTTTGCTGCAACAGCAACGACAAAGTAACTGTTGCGCTGTATGTGGCCTACACCAAGCGCATGTGCGATGAAGTCGGCAAGGTGTTTCAGCTGGTTGTTCCCGGCGCGGACAAAGACGGCGGCGAAATCGCGCCCGACAATTACAATGTTATTGTGATCCAGAACAAGGTGCTGGATGAAGGCGCTCCGGAATATGCCTTGATCTACTGGGCGCTTGGCGCTCACGCTGGCGTGGCAGTCAACAAGACCTTGCAGAACCGTATTTATGACGGCGAATACAAGATCAATATCGACTACACCCAGACCCAGCTGGAAAACTTCATTAACGGCGGTAAATTCGCCTTCCATGAAGCGGGGGACAAAGTGCGCGTGCTGGCTGACATCAACAGCTTTGTAACCGTCACCGAAGAGGAACAGAGCGAGTTTAAGAGCAATCAGAGCGTGCGCGTGTTCTACCAGCAGATTACGGATATTTCCGCGACTTTCAACAAGAACTGGCAGGGCATCACTCCGAACGATCAGGACGGCAGAAGTGCTTTCCGTGGCGTGGTTATCAAGTATCTGCAAACCTTGCAGGACATCCGCGCAATTCAGGAGTTCGACCCGGAAACCGTGAAGGTCGAAAAGGGCGACGCCAAAGGCAGCGTGCTGTTGAGTTACCCGACCAACGCAGTCAATGCCATGTACCAGCTGTATGCAACTATTACCGTTGAGTAAGGAGGATAAACAATGGCTGAAATTTTCAAACCCAATGACGCCGTAAGTGCCAAACTTGGCAAGTGCTACGTTATTATCAACGGCGTGCGCGAACTCTGGCTGAATGTTAAAAACATCGAAGTCAAAGCGACCATCGACAGCACCGAAGTGCCGCGCCTTGGCTCCTTTGTTAAGGGAAGTCGCGCCACCGGCATGAGCTACAGCGGCACGATGACCATTTACAAGGTCAACCCAAAAGTGGACGACATCGTGCAGCAGATGGCTGACAGCGGCATGGTTCCGTACTTCGATTTGCAGACGGTCAACGAAGACCCGACCGCCGCAAACGGCCGCGACGTAAAGCTGGTCAAGGATTGCCACCTTGACGGTGATATTATCGTTGCCGCGATGGACGGAGACGGCGAATTTTTGGAGCAGGAAGTCAACTTCAATGCTGGCGGCGTGCAGCCGCTTGAAAAGTTCGCCGCTGGCACCAGCGTAATCGCTGGCTAAAATCGGCAAAAATGATCCTCCCGGCGTCAATGTCGGGAGGATAAATAACACACAAAAAAGGAGCAAAAACAAATGAGCAATTTATCCGTATTTTTCAAGCAGAACAAACCGGTTAAGAAAAACGAGTTTTTCGCAGCATCCAAAGACTTTGTGGACGCTGACGGCAAGCCGGTAATGTGGGAGTTCAAGCGCATTAATTCCCGCGAAAAAGACGAAATCCAAAACGCGTGTTCTGAAATCAA